AGCCAGCTAGTACCGCTCGCGGCGGTTGTAATAGACTCAGGCTTGTAGAAGTAATGCAATTCTACCGTGTATCCAGAGTTTGGCGTAGGCCCAAGAATAAAAGAAGACTCATCGAACAAAGCATAATACTTAGGAGTGCCTGTCGCTGTAGAGTCTGGATACGCCTCTCGAATAAAGTTTACATCCTTAAACAACAAGAACTCATACCCAGAGTTATCCACAGCTAAAGAATACGGAGCCAGAAAGTCAGACGGCACTGATAAGTATTCATTGGTTGCAGTCAGCGTTCCTGTCTTGTTGACTCGAAAGTCAGGTAATTGCACTGACTTGAGTATTCGATCCTCTGCTTGAGTAATGATCGTATTAAGGTTGCTAACAAACGTGGTTTCAGTTGTTTGCAAATAATCTTGTATCGCTGTCTTTAGCGTTGTTAATGTCCAAGCCATTAGGTCACCACCGTTACACGGCCCGCTTGAGCCTCAATGTCCAATCCTACTGTACGACTGCCTAGCTCTGTGACTCCGCCACCCACAGGGTCAAACGCAAACATTTGACGACTTTCTGCTTGTGCCCTATCAGGACGCGGATTGCGTAACGCTTGCGGGTCATCTGTACGAACACGACCAAGTTGCAACTGAGGCTGATCTGGGTCAAGAACATCTTTTCCAACCAATAATCCTGTAGGGCGTTGATTCACAACTAAAGGCACTAGGTCTTTCTTTGGATATCTAAATCCTGTTAGATCGCAAAAACCAAATGCGTGCTTGCCCTCAGCGTAACTCAAAACTGATAGCCTCCGGGAGCAACATACAGAGAGGCCTTCTCTCGTGCAGAGTCTGCCGCAAGGCTCCACTGCTCATCATAGTCTGCTTTAAGTAAGGGGGCGCGCTCTGATGCCTGCGGATACTTGATAGCTAACTTGTAAGAAAGCCCTGCAACAAAACAAGGAAGGAACCTAGCAGGTAAGTCCATATTGTTAGACGCTGGCTTTCCAGCATCTTCGATTCTTTCCATGTAGTAGTAGCCAAATGTGTACGTCTCTTGGCTATCCGGGACAGGCCATAAGTTCACAGCAATGCCGTCCGGCGTTTGTTCCACGTAGAACTCTAAAGGCTTTGACTGTGTAAGCTTGTTTGACAGATGAGCATACTGACTTACTGAGATGCGATTCATCGACTGGTCAAACTGACTCGTAGTCTGGCCTGCATCAGTACGCAGGTATCCCTCGATAATATCAAAGATTTTTCCGTCTAACGCATAACGTGATGTGCCGGGCGTAAGAACCTGCGTTCCCTCTTTGACCGTCCAAAGATTAAGGCCACGGTTTTGCCACTCAAGCATTAGAAGATCAATACTTCTTCTCGCCGTGCGATAGTCATAGCCACTGCGAAGCTCTAGGCCCGCGCGCTCAAACGCCTCTTCTACGGCGTCACTAAGATCTAAGTTGAATGCAAACGTTCCGCTAGTCGCCATTACTTAACCTTCTTCTTCTTGCGCCTGCGTGTCTTTGGCGCGCTCTTAATTTGTTTGCCTGTCTGCGCTCTGCTGATCGGCATGATTACTTGCGCTTCGACTTGGCACCAGAACACTTCCATCGCTTGCGAGAAAGATTGTTAGGTGTATTGGGATCATTCTGTTTGGATTTTGGTAGGCGCTTCTTAATACCAAGCGATCTAGCACAGTAGCTGTCGCCCTTGCTTGTACCGGGCTTTACCCTAGCGCCACCACCCTTCGCCTTTCCGGCCTGACCATAGCTGACCTTCTTGCCGGAGGCTGTTACTTTAACTTTCGCTTTGCCTTTAGCCGGTCTTCCGGTAGCCATTATCTGTGCCTCGCTGTCTTCTTGGCCACTTTCTTTGGCTGTTTAGAGAATTGCTTACCTTTCTTTGTGTCCGCTTTTTTCTTACGGCTTGTTGCCGCGTACTCTTTGTCGCTTAACGACTTAATCGCCTTCTCAGGTAAGTAACGCTCACCTGTCGCTTTCTTTCCTTGAGTCGATGGCTTGCCTGACTTTGTGCGCCACTTTTGCTTAGTCCATTTTTTCAGGGACTTTTGCGACTTCTTGAGCGCCATTAGTCTTTATAACCCCCACCAGACTCTTTGTATTTTTTAGCGAGCATCTGCGCTTTACGCGCAGACCACTGGCCGGGCTTACCGCCCTTTCCTCCGGCTTTGATTTGATTAAACAATCGCTTACGCAAAGTGGGCTTTGTATAGTTGCCCGCTTTGTTGACTGTTGACTTCTTCTTAGCTGGAGCCTTTGCTTTAGCCATAACTCTTTTTAACCTGCATAACGATATTGTAAGTATCGCCAGAACCAGCACCCACGGTAGTGAATAGAATGTCACCAGTCTTTCCTGTGCCCGCATTATTGGGTATGCCGCTGAAGCTAGTAAAGTCTATTGAGTCTCCCCAGTCAGAATTTAACTGCCACGCAAGAACATCGGTATCGGCGTCAAATAACATTTTAACGCCCATCCCAACAGTCACATACCAGATGTATTGGATGCTTACGCTGGTGCAAGCTTTGTTTGTCATCGGGTCAGGACTAAGAGCTGACACATCAATCTTAGTGACTGCCGTTTCGCCCGTACCATCAGACACGTTGCTAAAACGGAAGATGGCTGTCTTGCCATCCTCCTGTATGGTTTGCGTAGCTACTGCATCAGCCATGAGCTATCTCCTTAAGAAAGGTTAGCGTTTTGCTGGTAAAGAAACGTTACTCGGATTTCTCCAGCGTCTGTTGCACCAGTAGTTGTCCACGTAATTTTCTTGTCTGCAGTTCCAATGTCGGCCCAAGCCAATGCACCACCCGCTTGGGTAGTTGGATATTTGCGTCCAGCACCAGAGGCTACGGTAATTGAAAAAGCGTTAATAAACGTAGCATTGCCACCAACTGTATCACCAACACTTAAGACTGCGGTAGCGTTACCCATTGCAGTAGGGCAATCAATTACGCAGTCAATGATCTGTGAGTTAGCTGGAATAACAACATTAGTAGCGTTAGCCGCAGAAGCGCCGCTCGCTAAAGAACCAGTAGAAAATGTTTGAGCCATGACGACTTGACCAGTGTTCTTGACATCTGATCCTAGCGTGGTGCCCGTGGTTTCTTTGATAGTACCGGCCTTAATAGGACCGGAAAAGGTAGTTTGTCCCATGTCAATCTCCTGTCTTGGGATGTCAGTTAAAAACTGTCAGGAAAAAATAAGGGGGCCGAAGCCCCCCGTTTAGCATCAGGATGCGCCGGGCGATCCGTAAATGCCGAGTGGATCAGATACACCGAAGCTGTAACGCTCGCGAGCTTTGTAGCGAACGTTGCCAGTGTCGAAGTCTCCATCCATTGAAGTTTCCAGAGCAGTACGCTGGAAGTGCTTCATGCCGTTTGGAATGTCGGTAATGATGAAGAACGCATTGCTGTCAGTCAGGTAGTGATTGACAGAGAAGCCTTCTGGGATTGCACCCATATTGCGAATTGCGTTGATATCATTATCGGCAGTACCAACACGCTGAGTGGTTTCTAGCAAACGATTTGCCGTAAACATCAACGCGGGTGGAACAATCAAACTGCGTGGACGTGCCGCAATCAAGAGACCACGCTCATCGGTGAACGCCGCGATTTCAATCACTGCATTCTCAAGCGAAGTTTCGTTGAGGTCAGCCGCCGTTACAGGACGGTTGTTGTTTTTGCCACCACTTACGAGCGGGTGTCCATCACCCCCAGCTACACCGTCACCTGAAGCGGTAAACAAGTTAACGCCATCACCAGACTGGAAAGAGTTGGTGAAGCCATTGTTAAGCGGATAAGCCGCTTTAACTTGCTTGGTGTAAGCCATAGCGCGGGCAAGAGCTTTGGTATAACGAGCAGACAGTGAGTCATACAAGTTATCTTCCATTGCTTCCTCTGTAATAGAGAAGCCCATTGCGATGGTCTCGTGGTTGTAACGAGCGGTGAAAGCTTCCTGAGCTGAATCGTAGCTAATAGCCGATCCTTCAGCCTTGACGGGAGCCGCCGCGAAGCCCGAGAGCTTCACTTCTTCTTCGAAAGAACGATCAGACGATTCCGTCTCATAGATCATTTCGTGCTCGTCTTCGTACTTCTCGTACTCCAAACCAAAAAGAGCGTTAAGCCCCGGCAGGAGTTCCTTCAGCATTTGTGCGCGTGAAATAGCCATTGCTTAGTTCTCCTTAAACGCCGAGCTTGGTTTCATAGGCGTGGCTCAAAGGCAGGTAGGTAACGATACAGTCTGTAAACGCATCACCTACGGTGCTTGTTGGGCCATCTACGAAATCAACAACTCGTAATGGAAGTGTATTAGTCGTAGCAACAGATCCACCATCTAAGGCGTTTCTACTTCGACCGATTGAAGTTGATCCCGCAGTGCTAACTGCCGAGACATTGTTACCGAGGCCGGTCTGAGCGATAGCTTCGTCAGCCTGCATGCGGAATAACAACTTAGGATCATCTACTACATACGCCATAATGTCGTCTGCCGCAGTTGATGCGGGGTAGAACTGTGAGTATGTAGGTTGGTTGGTGGTTGGGTCGGTGTAGCTACAGCCGACAAAAATGCCGACAGTACCAGCAACTACAGAAGTAGTTACTGCGGCCTTTTCGACCGTACCTGAAGCAACCAGTTTAACAAAATCACCATAAAAAATTGCGGTATTGTAAGCGTTAGCAACCTTAATATGGCGCACTTTCCCGGTGAAAGAGCCTGACGCACTTAACGTGTCTACAGGTTCCGCCCCGGATGGGGTAGCTGATGTAGCCATTTGCAGTCTCCTTAGAGTTAGAGCCACCCCTCCATTAGGGGTTTAGCTCTTGCCAAATGTAGTTCTCGTACTACGCTCAGGTTTCATGAGCGGCATACGAGGATCATTTTCACGCAGGAAGTTGTTGTCTACAGATTGCATCTGATCTTGCGCCATCCGCTGATAGTACTGATCACGTTGTTCCATCTTCTCCTGAGGAGCACGACAGAGCAACAGTCCGCCAACTTCAATGTTTCCTACAAACCGAGAGCCTACGTCTGATTGCAATTGCAACTCAGGGTAGTCTTCCGCTTTAACAGGTTGCCATCCCTCACGCATCATCTTCGATACGTTCGTGTTGTCTGACTCGCCTAGGGTACTGGTTCGTATCCATCGGTGAACCCATCCATCACGATAATCAGGGTCGGGCAAAATTGATGCTGGTATCCAGCTATCAGAGGGGCGAGACTCTTCTTCTCGCGTGGTCTTAGTTCTGGGGGTGCGCTCTTCTGCCATCACTTACGCTCCTTTATGAGTTGGTTGGCATATTGTTCGGGGGTTAAACCGAGACGCTTGGCGAGAGCGACTGCGGTGGACGATAACTGCACTTTGCGCGATTTTGCTCCGTTGCTTCGAGACGACGGAGCGACCACCGACGAGGGTCGCTGATTAGCAGTCGCAGTCGCGGTACGTCCATTAGTCCGCTCATCCTGCCAATCATATTCTGGAAAAGATGTACGCATTCGATTATCAATGTAATCGAAGTACTCCGAGGAGCTTGAGTCCATCCCTTGTTGTATCGCTGAGGTATGCGCGCCGTATGCCAGCGCTGTCATTTCCTCGTGCCCTTCCTTCATGAACCATTGGTTTTTCTCTGCCCAGTCTTTTGCTTCTGGACTCGGGTCCGGGGCTTGCTGACTTTGGGCTTGGGCTTGGGCTTGTTGGTTTTGGGCCGCGACTTGAT